GCCGACAAGTCTAATCCAATTTCGCTCAAAGAATTTTCTCTGGGTGTTACGCATAGTCATTAATTCTTCTACGGTCATAGGCTGTTCTTCTCCGTAACGACTCCATTCAGTAATGTAGCCATTTTTCTTAGAGGTATATGATAGCTGACCATAAAAATTACTAACAACAGTTACGATCTCTAACAAAGAAACTTCTTTAATAACCTTTCTCTTAGGAGCCTCAACCTTTTTGGCAGTTGCAACCTCATCTTTCTTTGCAACCGACTCTTTTGCTACCAGATCTTCTTTAACAACGGAAGCTTTACTGGCAGCTGTTTTTTTAGCAGGTGATTTTGCCATACTATCTCCTTTCGTTCAAGCGAAAGGAGGGCAGATGCCCTCCATCGCCTCTTAATCAATTTAATTATGCTAGAGTGTAAACGCCAATTTTTCCATTTACGATTACGCCTACGCCATATTTCTCAGCGTATAGATACTCGTAAGACAGATCTGCGTTAGTCATAGGATCTTTTTCAAGAATCAGACCATCGCCCTCATAAACAACTTTAATGGGTTTGTCATCAGAAGCGATAATATACAGTTTGTCATCGGGGAAAATAAAGGTCTCAGTGCCAACTCTGTGCTGATTGCGGATAGCAACCATGGGAACACCGGCAACTTTACCGAAATAACCAGCGTTGTAATAATCGTTTTTAGCCTGCTCAGCCATGATAGCAGTATCAACTTTACGCAGAGCAGTTTTGGTACCGATAATCATAGCATTCTTACCGGTAGCAGCTTCAATGTGCTCAACCAAAGTCAGCAGGTTAGCCTCGTTATAGGTACCGGCTGCAGGAGCATAAGTGGTGCCAACACCCTCGGTGGTAGAATCAATGCCGGAGAAAGCAGTGAAAATATCGTTGTATAGATTCTTTTTAAAAGAATCGACAACTTTATCAACGAACTCAGTCCAAGTTACACGACCAGCCAGTACACGATTCATTTCCTCGTAAATACGAATCTGATGCATAGTGGTTTTAACCTCTTTGCTGGTTGCGTGGCCAATACGCTGTCTACGGGGAGTAGCTACGCCATTTGCCATCTCAGCAACAACAAAAGCAGAATTATCCTCAACCCAGAATTCGTTTCTGTCGCCCTCGGCGAGTCTGCGCTCCTCTACTAGATTCATGTAGAACTCGTCGCCTTTTAAGCCTTCCTGCACTAGAGCAGGAATTAGAACTTCGAGAATCTCAAAGATTGCGCCGCCATTTTTACGCATAGCTCTGGGATCAATTTTCTCAGAACCACCATTAGCTTCAATTAGAGCCTGACGCAGAGTCTCTGCACCATCAGCGACAGAATAGTTACCAGCAACAGCGCCACGATAAGTATCGATAGCTAGTTTGATTAGATCTTTTCTATCCATTATTTAATCCTCCTTTAATCAAAAATTAAGCTACGCAAATTACGTAGAAAGTTTTACCGCTAACAACCTCAACGGCAATTACTTTACCAATCTGTGTAGCACCCTCAGTTGCAGTTTCAACAGCAGCCATTTTAGTACCTTCAGCTAGCTCAACTGCCCAACCAATAGCGGGAGCTGCAGTCAAAGCCTCAGCGGTAACAGAGAAAACATCACCAGTGTGGAACATGTAACCTCTCGCTACATCGCCAGCTTCATTAATGAAATCTTCCAGATTTCTTTTTCTCTCGTCGTACATAACTTCGGGAGATGCAACCAGAGCAACCTCGTTGATAGGAGTGTCAGCTGCGGGAGCAACCGCTTTATAAACCTCACGATCAATTAGAGCCTCTAGTTTAACAACGGCGCCGTTCTGAATTTCTTTCTCAGCGCCATCAGCATAAAATTTCACGCTTCTCAGCAGGGTACCTACAGTGGTACCAGCCATGTTGTCTAGTCTTACAACAGCATTTGCCATAATTTAATCCTCCTTATTTCTTTGCATATTTTTCAATTAATCCACCGTAGGGGGCAACAGGACCATCCTGAGCTCGTTCGACGGGGATTTTTGTGAATTTTGTATTTTGTTTGCCTTTAACTACTACATTCTTGCCTCGAATAGCAAAACAATGGAATTCTACATCTTCCACTGAATCCATCTCATAGGCAGTTGTGCGAAGAGCTTCGAATTCTTCAATACCATTGAGATCACTGAACTGATCGAGCACAGCATCTACCGCCGCTCTAAAATCTTCAGTCTCTCTGGTCAAACGATATTGTCTTAACTCTTCGACTTCAGACAAAAGAGTGTCATAGCTATTACGTAATTCGTTGTATAAAGCTTCATAATCCACAAGCTCATTATTCTCTACAGGCTCTGGCTCTTCATTAACAGAATCATCAATTTCATTGTCTATTTGTTCTTCGACAGACTCTTCAATTTGGGTTTCAAATCCTTCTTCGAGTGTAGGGTCACAATTCTCTTCAAGAGATTCAATATCGGTATCGTTATGAGAGTCAACATCAGCTTCTTCGAACGAAGAGGCAACTAACGCAGATACTTTATTTTTAAAGTCATCTATGGTCATATCTTCAGTGATTTCAAAATTGATATCGTCTACAGACAAGTTGAACTCGTTTAAAATCTCAATAAATTCCTCTCTCGGCATCTCAACACCTCCTTCTTTATGAATAGATAGAGCTTTAACACTTTCGTACAAATCTCTAAACATTGCACTAAATTGCGATTTGATTGCGTAAGTAGATACAGCAATAGAAGCACCCTCAAAGCAAGGTTCGACATCGGTGCCAAGAATACATAGGGCTTCAAAATACATGTCTTCGATTATCATGTATCCGTCATGATCAACGATCCAACTGTTCACTCCAATCTCCATTGATTGAGACCAACTTCCTTTGCGAACAAGTGTTTCGTATCCGTACTGACGTTTCCACAAAATCACATCTGTAACTAAATACTCTCTAACTTCACCATCATCATCCATACAAGGGATCCACTGAAACTCTGCAGACTCAGGGACAACGCCAAATGGTACTGTGGCATTTACAATTTCAAATCCACCATCATCTGTCTGAACAATTCGTATGTCATGAGAGCCAAAGTCATCAAGCTCTGGATCGTATCGTCCAACTAAGGGGCAGTTGAATAAAGACGGTATGGCTTTTTCAAAAACCTCTTTGCTGATACTAGTGTAGTTTCTATTGCGACCGGCATAAGCGATAGCAACCTTCGCCAAAGCAAAGGATGGATTGATATCGGAGATTTCTCTAATACTGAATTTAGAAGTCACCAGAATTCTTTTAGTCTCCAACTTTATCACCACCTTCCTTTGCAAAACGCATTGTCAAATTCCCCAGTTTACATTCGGGGTATTTATCAAAACAAAAAGAGCGTAGATCTCCAACAAAGATCCACGCTTCTTTCTGATTGATATCTTTTATTTTTTGTACTTCTTTAAATCCGGCTTTTAACAGAGTAGACCTACTTTCTTCTGAAAAAGCATAGATTGCATTATACCTTGTTATCATTCTGACCACTTTCTAATGTTTGTTCACCGGCCTCCGATAATTCATCTCCATTAGATTCGTTCGTAGGTCTTCCTGGAGAATTATCAGAAGATTGTGTGTATGAAGAGGTTAAAGGAATTAGTTTTTCATGTAATTCAAGAACTTCATTTTCAAGAATCTGCATATTATACTGGTCACTAGGAGTGAGCCCAATGGAAGCTGCGTAATATGATTTAACTGGAATACCCAAAGTTCCGCCAGTCTTATAATAATCTATAACCTTATCTTCGCTATAACGTGTGATTGGCAAAAATTGCAGTTTAAACTTTGTAGATCCACTAATAAATTTAAGATATCTGTTTATTAATCTTTGACACTGCTCCATCAATGCAAATGCAACGTCCTCATCAGCTTTAATTGATAGATTAAGTGCAGACGAAGAAGTATTTTTAGCATTGCCAAAGAGCAAACTACTCGTTCCTGTAGAATTCCAGAACTCCTCTTCGGCCTCACTTACGATATCAGTATCATCGACACCGCCGCTTTTTTCAAAATCCCAAGAATCCATTTCCATGGGCGACATAATTAACCCAACATAATCAGGTAAGACACTTGCTGCTTGCTGATAATATTGATAAGCTATATCATAAGAAAACATTGGTGTACCATCTTTATTAAGCGGAATTTTCATACTTAAAGCTTTATAGTTACTAATTTGTGCTTTAGTTTTCAACATTCCTTTGTAATCCTCGATGTCATAAAGCGAAATCAAAGTGGATGCAAAGGGGGGGAAGGGGTAAGTGGTAGTTTCATCCGCCTTAGACAAAAACTAATAGTTTCTGGTACTTCAATATATTTTTGACCAGTACGTTCATACTCTCTACGCATGTTGGTAAACTCAGGAGGATATTTTTTCAAATCCTCTTCTTTGATTTGAGACATATCTACAGCATATACATAACAACCATCGCTGATAGAGGTCAAATCACAATAATCAGGATTAATTCTTTGAATAAAGAAAGAGTCGTTCGTTGACCATATTGCTCCATAAAATACGCCTTCACGCAGGGCAATTAATGCCGCTTTTTGCATTTCATGTCTCAAATTCATGTTCTCGACAGTATTTATAATTTTTACATAGTTCTTGCGAACGGTCTCCTTATTAATTTTTGCACCATCTAATTTAACAGGCGCAATTACATATTTCCAAGAGGGAAGATAAGCGTAATACTGAATTAATCTCCGGTAGTGGCTAGAATTATTAAACATGTATATTGAAGCATTACGTAAATTCTTTGCATTCGCTTGCGGAGATTTTAGATATGTAAGGATTTGCTCCTTAGTATACTGAGAAAATGTAACGGATGATTGAGTGTTTGATGTGAGATCTCTCAATACTTGGCGGGCAAGCTGCGCAAAACGCACTGCATACTCTTTGTGGCCATCCGCCTGATCAACATTAAGCTCTTTATTTTGCTCGTCTATTTTAACCCCCTCCTTTCTAGCGTCTATTTATTACAGGTTTTCTATAAATCAGCTGCGGCAAAAATGCTTCTTGATTAAAGGATTGTAATCCACGTTCAATTTCTTTTGCCACATAAATGTTATAACTTAAACTACTGTAGCGGTCTTTTCTCATACCGCTTTTTTCTTTTACGCGAACAACACCATTTCTGGCTTCATACTCTAAGTTGATTAGTTCGTCAACTAACAAAGTTGTGTGAATATATGGCAATTGGAAATGGTAGCGCTCTTCGTACGGAAGATTTACCCCCATTTCAGCCAATAGCTCGTCTGTATTTACCTCATGCTCTAATAATTGGATTTTCCCAATTCTAAAAGCCTCACGAAGACCAAGAGCGCACTCTGAATTGAATGAAGCATTACCTTTAATTGCATATATTTTTTTAGGCGCATTTGGTACCTGGCATCGTTCTGCGATTTCTGGGTTATTAAAACAACTTAATGCCTCATACACAACACCAGTATCTGGATCATATATATCCTTCATTAAAGCCTCAACAACACCAAAACCGATACCGTTTGCATCGATAACGATATAATCGCATTCATACTCATCAAATAAACGCCGGATTAATAAAGCTTGCTGATCAATTAGCATTCCTTCGTGATTTTCTGTATAAACAATGCGATTCACATAACGGTTTCTTGAGGTTGCCACCATGCTATTAATAAAAATGGACGTTGCATCGTTATCTCGTTTTTTCGACGACATAAGAGCAATGTCCGCTGATAAAATTCGCTTTTCATTCTCCGCTTTACGGGGAATTTCAACCTGTTTTCCTTTAATACCAATACGAAGTTTTTTAGGCAACCACGGATATTTGAGTTGTCT